GTGTTCTCCAATTATGCTTTGCAAATCTTGCTGAGCATGTTTACCCTCCATGGCTTTATAACCATTGAAGATAGACGTAAGCATTCGTATATAGACTGGATTTTCCTGAACTATATGTCTCCTCAACAGGAGTGGAATGAGCTTAGGTAGTCGAGAGCGACTAAGACCGATCGGTGTTCCAAGAAGCCAAGGATCGGCATCTTCTTTAGGATTCGCAAGCCTACGGTTGAGCATGAACAATGCTCCCTTCATTCGAAGGATAAATTCCTGCGGCCCATGATTCTTGAGAAGATGCACCATTCGATCGGCTAATTGCCGTAGAGCAACTACTAGTGTCCGAGGTGGGTTCATTTCGCCCCCTAACCGAAAATGGAGATCTAATCCCCAGTACGGTATAAGGAGCTGCAGCACAGCTGCAGTAGTGGCGACAGTTCCCTCCGAGGAACTTCTTCTTCGTTTAGCTCCCGTAAGTCCTGTCAGAGATGACAGGTGCCATGAAAGGAATTTCTTCCAAACTTGACTATTACGTTTGCTAATGTTAGGAATGGGGGAATTTTCTGAAGAGGAAGGGTTACTAGATGATGAAGGAGCACTGGAGTCTACCGCCTTGTCACCAGGGCGGGCAAGTACTATTAGAGACGAGGCTTGTGACATAGTCACTCGCACTTGTATCTGATACGCTTGCTCAGATAAGTAAAGGATGGCGTTGTTATCTATAGGATCAACAACGGCGATGAATCCAGCTGAAACCTTCTCCCACTGTATCATAGGATAAAGCGAGTGGTCTGGTCTCTGCTGTACACCGACTGTAGCATGAAAGTGGCGAACAGAAATGTTTGTCATTAGTAATGTTATATGATGTGTACGTGGAGGGAAACTTGCGTTATTCTACGAAGACTAGAAAACTTCGTAGGACGCTAGCCAGCCATTGGAGGCCCCCGGACACGTTCCGGCACTCTAGGTTTCTCGCATACTCGAAAGGATACGATCCCAGTAGAGTCCACTATGTCTTTGCAGTTTAGCATACGTCCCAGCCTACTCTCCTATCGGAGAGACGATTTTCTTAGAAATAAGATAATTGAAGGTGCGGCGTATGGCTCCTCACCATACCAAGTCGGATTCCAAAAAGATGTCGCTGAAGCAGAGAATCTTCTAGACTTTTAGATCTAGCAGGCAGAGCCTGACCGGTATATAGACTGGTAATCCATTCTCTTGAGCTACGAATTCCACGTAGTATCTTCAGTTACAGTGACTCTGAGGATCACCTTCCTGTTTGCCACATCACCAATTTCAAATTCCTGTTACTCCCGGATATGAGGATTAAACCCCCATATTTGCTACGGCCCTTGCGGGCTATAGCATCAATCCTATGAGAATAGGTCCGGAACCTAAGGAATCCCCCTCGTCAAAGAGGGCCCTTTAGGTATCTAGTAACTTCGGTGCG